GCGCACGCCTGTAGACGGTCTCCCCACCACAGCCACCGCTGCCACCGCCGCCCGCCGTGGCCCACGTCAAATCCCAGTCGGTCGCGCTGACCTTGGAAAGCACCTGCCCCGTCGTGCCGCCAGCGGGGACGAGCTTCGTGGCCGGCTCCACCGCCGCAGTCCCGAGCCCGAGGTTCGTGCGGGCCGTCGAGGCGTTGGCCAGGTCGGAGAGGTTCGACGCCGTGGCGAGGTAGGTGCTCGCCGCCGCCGAGGTCGTCAGATAGGACGACATCCCCGCGATGGTCTGGTAAGTCCCCGCCGCCGAGGCAATCGTGAGATAAGGGGCCAGCGCCGTCGCGTCGATGTAGCCAGCCGGGTTTGTCTGGAGGTAGTAGGTCGAGGCCGCCGTGGCCGAGGTCAGCAGGCCGAGGGTGCCGAAGGTCTTGTTCTTCCAGAGGGTCGTCGCGGAGTCGTAGGCCAGCAGGTCGTTATTTGCGAGGCCGGCGATGGCGACGTTGTGCAGTTCCTCCAGCTCATAGCCGTTTTGAATGCGCACGAGCATCGTGCCCTGATTGACGTGCGAGCGCTCGATGACGCCGACGTAGACCAGATGATCGGGGGCCGAGGGCTTGGTCGATGTGAACGTGCCCGCCGTGGTCGGGGAGAGGTAGACCTGTGTCCCCGCCGCATAAGCCGAGGTGTCCAGGTTCTCGAGCAGGCCGGATGTCACCGCGTAACCGTTCTGGTTATTCGGGATGTTCTCGAGCAGGACGGCGAATGTCTGGGCCGAGGTCGCGTCACCCGTGGCAAGCGCTTTGGAAACCGTTACCTTGTTGCCCGAGGCGCCGGTGACGTAGACCACAGTCCCCGCCGTCAGGGTGGCACCCGTCTCGTTACGGACTTGATTGCGGACTTGCAGGGCAAAGGCCGTGGCCCATTGGGTATTGTAGTCCGTGGCGTCAATCTTGGCGAGCACCTGCCCGTCAGTCCCGCCGACCGGGACGCCCGGGCCCGTGGCCCCAGTCAGGCCAGAGGGGATGCCGAAGTTGAAGACCGCCGCCGAGGTCGTGCCGACATTCGCCACGGTGGCAGCCGAACCCGGTGACAGGGTCGTCGTCGTGCCGACCGCGATGGTCGCCGCGTTGCCCTGGGCGCCGGGAGTCCCGAGCTCGATGCTCAGGGTAGCCGGGGCCGTCCCTAGGACAGACAGGGCCAGAGTGCTGTCAGACCCGTCGACCTCCACGGTCAGCGAGCCAAGAACCAGCGAGGAGACGGTGATGCTGCTCATCGGTTAGTCGGTGACTTGGTCGATGATCGCGAGGCGGAAGGTCTCAGAGTAGAAGGTGACCCCGCCGTAGACGAACTTGATGTCAGACCGTGCGTTGCCCAAGGCGAAGCCGGCGGTCGTCGAGGCCGGGAGGGTCGCCACGAAGGACAGGCCGTTGACCGCCACCGTCACCGTGCAGGGGTAGACCGTCCCGCCCGCGTCGATGATGTCGGTCGTCACGGTGGTCGTCAGCAGGTTCGCAGGGCCGCCAGCCGCCGGGGTGTAGGTCACGGTCGCCGAGTAGGTCGTCCCGCGCTTGAAGGTAACGGAGTTGCTCATCAGAGAATGTCCTCGAAGACGGTGCAGGGGATTTGAGCCGCGGTCTGGACGGCCGACCCGGTCGTCTGCGTGGTCGAGATTTCAAGGGTAGCCTCGGCGGAGGCCGCGCCGCCCAGCAGGGTCGTGACCCCGGCGGTCGTCATGTCCAGGGTGATCGCGTAGCCGGTGAAGGAGATGATGCCCGAGCTGCCGGCGGTCAGGGTAAGCGGCGGGGCCAGAGAAATGTCGTAGGCAAGTTGCCAGGAGAAGTCCCCGACCTTGGTCACGGTGACCTTGTCCTGGAGGCCCGTGGTACCAGCGTCGATGGCGGCCTCGACGTCGGAAGCCGTGGCGAAGACCGAGATGGGGCCGATGGGCAGGCTGTTGTAGAGCAGGGAAAAGGTGCCGTCCTTCGGGGCCGGGGAGATGGTGACGCGGTCAATCTGCTGCACGCCCGAGGAGTAGGCCACGACAGTCGAGACGCTGGCCGTCGCGGCGCTGAGGGCCGTCAGGCCGGTCGTCGAGGTAGCCACCGCGGAGGACGTGCCGATCGCCACGTTGACCGAGGCGAGGCCGCTGATGACGACCTCCTGATAGGGCGATGAGCCGTAGTTGTTCGGCTTGACGAAGTAGACGTTCAGGACGGACTGGTCGCCCTTATAAAAGGCCGGGCTGGTCAGGGGGCTGACATCCTGAAAGGACTTTGACGCGACCCCGTTCTCGACGTCGATGAACAGGCTGTAGTTCGTATAGAGGGCCATCGGCTTTAACCTTGCCCCGAGGGCAACTTACGGCGCCGTGACCGAGGAGATGTATAAGTCGTTAATAAATGTGAAGTGCCCGACGACCTTGGGAATAGCAAAGGTATGCACCCGGTTATAGGGGTCAGTCCAGGACGAGTCGATGGTCACAGTATGTGTCAGGGTCGAGTGAAAGGAGGACGTGCCTAGGGTGTAATCGAACACCCCAGGAGAGCCGGCCACCGCCGTCGTATTAAAGTCAATCTGCCAGACGTCCACGTTCAGTTCGATTTCCGTGCCTTCGTTCCAGCAGCAGACCTCCGTCGCTTGAGCCAAAACCATGAACTCGCCGTCCTGATCGAAGTGAGAGTCGCCTCCGTCGGCCGGGTCGTTGGGGAGGATGCCCGTGTCATAGGACACGCCAAAGCGGGCAATCTCGCCGATGCCTGGGTAAGCGTAGTTAAACCTGAAAGAAGTTGTTAGGCCTTGCGGTGTGAAGTTGGCAGAGGCCGGGTAGGTCTGCAAATCCCAAGCGGTCTCGCCAGTCCATCGCGGATAAATGGTTGAATAAGGCCCAAACCCGGCAGGAACTCGCTCGTCCACGGTGAAAGGACTACCTGCAATCGGGGAAGGAGGAAACCCCGCTGACACGTTGACGGTAAGTTGGTATCCGCTTGGGCCAGTAACGACATCCCCGTCTCCGCCGCCAGCAGCAGGAGGGTTGCCGTATTGCCTAATCACCTTGCAGATTTTGTCGGGAGTCGTGCTCGGATAATCAAGGTACCCGACTTGGCTACCGAGTGTTGCAAAGATATTTGAATAGCGAATATATTGCCCGGGGTAATAGGGCGCAATTAAAGTCCCGTCCCCTAGTTGGCACAAACTAGCCAGCGTATGCCTGCCAAGGATGACACTCATCAGACCAGCCCAAAATAATAGGCCGCGTCAGAGCCCCCGCACTTGTAACGCTCGCCGAATTGGCTGCCGCTGACGTACTGGCTGACCACCCCGGTCGAGTTGTCCACGCTGGCGAGAAGGAGGTATGCTTGCGAGTTTGAGTTCGTCTGCGCGGCCGTGTCGTGGATAACGGTCGGGCCATCAGGGAAGGGCGGCGGCGTACCCGAGGCGCCGACAGGCATCTGCAAATAAATGTAGACAGTCTGCGGGCTGGCCGAGTAGCCGATGTTCAGCGTCGGCGCAGGGACGGCCGAGAGCTGCGTGCCGCTCATCGTCGGCTCGATGTTGTTAATCGTGCCAGGGACGACGCGGACGATGTAGTCAGACCCGACCTTGGAGCAGAAGACCTTGAAGGGGTGCGGCTGGGTCTGGTAGACCCAAGGCTCGTCGATGACCAGAGCGAAAGCTCCGCCGGTATTCGTGAACGTGTAACCGACTCCTGGCTGGATGCTCATCAGACGTTCAGGTTGCTATAAATGAGCGGGCTGAGGTAGCCCTCGGCATTGAACCGCAGCTCGTAGGTGAGTTTATACAGCAGTCCGTAGTCTTCAAAGCCGACCGAGGAGATCATCAGTTGCGGGTCTTCGTCCTTCGCCTTGAACTCGTCGCCGAAATACGCGGGAAGCATGAAGCGGAAACCTTGGGGAGCCCGGGCATGAATGCACTTGCCGACGAAGGAACGCATCGTCACCACGTTGGCGGCCTTGGTCGTATAAAGCACACCGTTAAAAGTCGAGGTCGGGGCGAGGTAGGCCGTGCGCTTGAAGAGCTTCTTTTCGTCAGAGTTTGCCGTCCCAAAAAACCCCTTGAAAAGCGGCTTGTTAGGGGCGACCCCGTCGTTGCCGAAGATAGCGCCGTTGAGGCCGGCGAAAGCCGGGGCGTTCGTCCCGTCCGGGGAGGCCGTCGAGGTGTACGGGGAAGGGCCGGCGATATCCGTGAAGAACTTCGGATGCGAGGTCAGGGGCTCGGTGCTGAGCGAGGCCGACCCGGTGACGTTAGGCTCAGTCCAGTCGCCGTTCGCGATGCCGCAGTATTGCGCCGTGATCGTGGCGACCCCGAGCGGGCCGTAACTGATGGAGGTCTTATGGCAACGCAGCCGAGGGTCGGGCTCAAAGGCCGTGCCGCGGGCGATGTCCTTCTTGCGGTCGCCGTCGACCTTGTAAGTCGCCGTGCAGGTCAACAGGCCGTAGCCATCGTTGTCGATGGAGTAGCCAGGTTGAAGGAGCGGGGTGCGGAGGCTGCTGCCTTTTTCGATGCGTGCCATGTTAGCGGGAGATGCGGGAGCCGAGGACTTGGGTGTAGCCGAACAGGAAGCCGCTTGGGGCTTGCGAGCCGACCTGCCCCTTCTCGGTGAGGTTGGCGCTGCTCGGGTGGACGCCGGCGTTCACGATGCCGCGGAGGGTCATGTCGATGCTTGAGAGCAGATCGGTCTGCTGGCGCATGGCCTCCAGCTGCGGGCTCATGCCCACGCCGACGACGTTGGAGCCGACCTCGGGGCCGGTTGCCTTGGCGGTGGCGTCCTTCGCTTTGTCGCCGGACTTCTTTGCGTCTTCGGCGGCCTGGCGGGCGGCAATGTCGGGTTGCAAAATTTCGTCGATGCGCTTGCGGATTTCCTCTCCTCGTGCGCTACCTAGCAGTACTCCAGCGCCGATGTTTTGCGGCACCGTGCGCGTGTCGAACTGTTTGGCGGCTTCTTCTTTATAAATCTGCTTACCGCGTTCGTCTTCGGCTAGAAACTTCTTGTAACCCTGCGTAGCCAGGTCTTCCCCTTTCCTGCGTTTTTCTTTCTCAGCCTCCTTGTCCATATACTGAAGGATAGCCTCGCGGCCACCCGGGGCTGCGTATTTCTTGGACTCCTCCTCCTTGGCAAAGTCTCGGGCCTCCTGGGCCTTTCGCTTGGCCTCCTCAATCCTGTCGGTGATGAAGCCGATAGCCTTCTGGACTAGGATCATCGGGGCGATGAAGCCCAGGGCGATGTCCTTGAAAGCGTCCCTGAACTTGCGCGAGATGCCCTCGGAGGCCCGGGAGAACGCGTCGACGGAGCCCTTGGCCTCGGCCATTTTCTGAGGCACGTCCGACTTGCCGGACAACTCCCACTCTAGTTTGCGGCCCATGTTGGTCTTTAACCTTGCTGGTCAGGCAACTCCCCGCGGCGGATGGCCTCCATCATCTCCTCCTCCTCGGTCGTCAGCAGGTTGACCTTTGCCCCGGCCCGCGTCGAGAAGGCCGTCGACATCCATATGGCTTGAGACTCTGGCATCTCCCAAGCCCGTTGCTCGTCGATGCCGTTGGCGACCAGGTTCGTGACGATCATCAGCGGCCACGGGATGCCTACCCCGTCAGCTGAGTCGCTGGTCTTCGAGGACTCCCAGTATTTAGGCCACGCGTGAAGGTGGCAATGGTCGACGAACCGGGCGACCTCATCGGCGAACTTCTCGGGCCGGTGATGGTAGACCCGCAGCCGAACCTCCTCCCAGAACCCCACCCGCAGGTCGGACTCCTCGGCGCATACCTTGACCGCAATCAACAGGTCGGTCGGCGTGATGCCTCCCTCGGTCGTTGTGACCAGGGGCGACTCAATCGACAGCAGACGCACCCGATGCTTCAGGCAAAAAGGAAAGACCCGCTTCCCGAGGATAGTCCGGGAGGACGGGTCTCTGAACGCCCGCAGAAATCTGTTGTCCACGGGGTGAGTCAAAGCCCTTGCAGGGCTCAGGTCAATCAGGCCGGCGTGACGCCTTCAAAGTCGACCGCCGTGATCTTGTACTTCACGAAGTCCTTGGAGCTGCCGACTTCCTCGACCTTGGTCACGATGCCCGTAAAGGTATTGCTAGCCGTGCCGGACGTGTAGGCGCTGAGGGCGGACACCGTGAAGGTCAGGATGGCACCGAGGGCCGGGGCAGGGCTGCCGCTGGCCGCGGTCTTGACCACGCCTTCAATGGTCAGCTCGGTCTTGCGGTCGTCGTAGCGCTGGGTCTTCGTCAGGCCAGCTTCGTCCTGAACCATCGCTTCGTTGTTGAACGAGGCGGAGACGGTGTAGGACTGGACAAAGAGCGGGGTCGTCAGCTGAGTTCCAGCGACGCCATACATGCAAGAAGTTCCTTGGGAGACGGCGGCCATTTGTCTTTGCGGGCGGGGGCAACCTTACGCCGGGAGGACGGCCAGAAGGTCGAAAGCGAACAGGGTCGCGAACGAGCGCTCGTCCACGCCCTCGTCCTCGGAGATCGGGGTCACGTCGTAGAGGGTCGCGTCGGTCGAGGTCACGAAGACCGCCTTCAGGCCGGCCACGTCCTGCATGGCCCCAGCCAGGGCGGCGCAGCGGGCACGGTGATCCGCGAGGGTCGTGTCGTCGGCGTTGGAGAACAGGGTCACCCGCAGGGAGCACGAGTAGTTCCCGGCGCCCTCGGGGAGGTCGGCAGGTGCCCGGGCCGAGTCGCAGAGGACGATGGCCTTGGGCAGAACGTTGAGGTCGACCGAGTCCCCTTTGTAGATGGTGACCCCAGCCAGCCCGGTCTCGGCGGCGAGGAAGGAGGCCACGTTGGCCTCAATGATGTGTCGGACGGATTTGGTGCCCATAAATTATTTGCGATTAAATTTGTCGGCTTGGTCTTTTTGGTGGGCATCCAGCTGAGAGAACATTCGGGCCATCGCCAAGGCGCGGGCGACCTCCTGGACATTGTTCTTCGACGCTTGGCTGTCGTTGTCGCCGATGCTGTTGCCGATGATGATATGCACCCCGGCGGCATTGCGCGTGACGGTCGAATAGCCCGTGCCTGTGTGCCGCCTGATCCATGCGGGGATTTCACTCCCCTTGAAGACGTTCTTATTCCTGACCTTCGGCAGCTTGGAGAGCACCTGCCACCAGCCGGACTTGATGAAGCCGACGCGCACCTGGACGCTCTTGATGTACTGCTCGAGAACGCCCTTTGACTGCACGACGAACTTGCCCAGGTAGGAGCCTTGCTGGTTCTTCACGCGCATCCTGCCTTGGGACGTAACCCACTTGCTCTTGCGGTGGATGCCCTGGAGGTCGGTGACGTAGTCCCTATCCTTCAGCGCCTCCATCTCTGGAACGGCCTCGAAAATGTGAGCGCCATTGGTCATGCCGAAAAGGTTCTGGGCCTTACTGAAGGCCCGCTCGGGGTCAGGGTCTTTGATAATCTTCTGCGTAATCGAATTAAGGAGGTTGGCCTTCTGGAGCGTGGCCTGCTTGCGGATGCGCTCAAAGCGTCCCCTGTCCTCAATCTTGACCGCAGACTTCAGTTTATAAAGGGCGATGCCGACGTTCGCGGCCTTGCCGTCCTCAAGGGCGACAAAGATTGACCTAATGTCGCGTTCGACCGCTCCGTAGCCGGCATCCTTAGCGGCTTTGCTCAACCCCTTGCCGCCGCCTTTGACCATCGGGGGAGTCAGTTCCAGGGCGGCGTAGCAGAGTTCGCCGGCGCCGCGGATTGCGGCCTCGTCCATGCCAAGCCGCATCCCTTCGGCGTAATCGGTAAGGGCCGCCTCAAACTGAGCCTTCGACTGGGGGATGAGCCCCACGGCCTTACTGGTTGTCGTCGATGACGACGAGGGTCAGCCACGCCGACCCGGGCTTGTAGGTCTGCCCCGTGATCCGCAGGGTCTTGCCCCCGGCGACAATCTTCTTGCCGATGGCGAGGGAGGCGATGGGCGAGCCCGAGCTGATGACCGCAGCCGATGCCCCATTAGACCCGTCTGGAAGGCTCCAGGAGGCCGTTGCGGCGGCGAGGCGGACGGTGTGCTGGGTCATCTCCTTAAACCCGCCAGCCTCGAAGGACTGGGTCAGGGCAGGGTCGGACAGCATACAGACGAACGTGATGGCCCCGGAGTTAGCCGAACCAGCCACGCCGAAGTCGGCGAGCATCTCCTTCGCGTCGGGCAGGAACTCGGAATAGAGCGTAGCCATTTCCTTTGCGGGCCTTGGCAAGCGGGCACAAAAAAGGGGCCCCCGTAGGGGCCCCGATTGGAGCGGCTCAGGCCGCAATCATCAGGCGGTCTTCAGGCGGACGAGCGAGGTCGCGCGGCCCACGGCGGCACCGGCGAGCAGGGTCGCGGTGACGTTCATGTAGCCGGACTGCTCCTGGCCCATGATCACCTGAACGCCGAGGCCGGTTTCGGCGTCGATGGCGTTGGCGACTTCCCAGCCCGGGATGTCGGTCTCGGGGAGGGCGCTCGCAAACGCGATCGCATCGGGGCCGGCCACCCAGCCCGCCAGGTTCTCGGAGTTGGCCGAGAGGTTGGAGAACTGGTAGACGCGGGCACCGGCGATGATGCCGAGGTCGCCGTCGCGGATGATGTTCGCGCCGAGAACGTTGTTGCCGACGATCGTGGTGTCCTTGCGGAGGTCGCTGACGTAGGTGCTGTTGAGCACGGCGTAGCGGGGGCCCGGGGCCTTCGCGTCGTCGAGGGTCTTCTGGACGGCCACGAGCTCGGCGTAGGACAGGTCAGCGCCGGAGGTCGAGGAGACGGAATAGTTCGCGTTCGTGACCTGAGCGTTGATGACGTCCATGACCTTCTGAGCGAGGGCGATGGAGGCGGTCTGCACGAAGTTGTTCACGAAGAACTGGGCGCCGTATTCCTTGAGGTTCGACGGGCTGAAGCGGCTGGACACCTTGTAGTGGACAAGGGTACAGGTGGCGGAACCCACCGTCGCGTCGTCTTGGGTGAGGTAGCCGGAGGCGCCGAAGGTCGTCGCGGTGGACGTGCCGATCAGGGGAACCTGGATGGAGAGGCCGTTCACGCCCGGGCGGGACGAGAAGACGGTCGAGATGCCCGAGAGGACGGGCAGCTTGTTCTTGAGGGAGCCGATGACGCCTTCAGCGAGGACGGCGGGAGCGGCGGTGATGGAGTTAGCCATGATTAGGAATGATTAGGGATTAGGGAGAAAGATTAGAAGATGCCGCGGACGATGGCGGACTGATGCGCCTTGAAGTAGGCGGCGCGTTCAGCCGAGCCGACCGGCAGGGCGAGGAAGGCGGCGACATGGTCGACGGCCTCGGGGGCGGTCACCGCGGCGTCAGCCGGGGACATCTGGACAGGGGACACGCCGACCGACGCGGCGATCTTGGCGGCTTCCTTGGAGGCGCTGACCTTTTCGCCTTCCATCGCGGCGAGGGTAGCCTTGAGGGCCACGAGCTCGGCGGACAGGCCGTCGACCGCAACGGTCAGTTCGCCCAGGCGGGCGTCCTTGGCGGCGATGTCGGCCTTCGCGGCGGTCAGTTCATCGGCGGCGCCGACGGTCAACTTCTCGACGGTGGCGCGGAGGTCGTCACGCTCGACAGCGAGGGAGACAGAGGCGGCAATGGCTTCGTGAAGCTGCTCTTCGATGGTCATTTGGTTTTGCGGTGTCGGGCAACTTAGAAGGACGCCAGGGCGGCGTTGAACGAGTCGGCCAGCCCGGTCACCAGACCGACCTGAGCCGCCTGCTTACCGCTGAAGGTCTGGCCTTCCATCGTCTCGGCCTTGACCATCTTTCGCTTCTGGACGACCGCGGCCTTGAAGTCGGCGTGAATGCTGTCGACCGAGGCTTGCAGGTTCTCGACCTGATCGGCGGAAAGGGACGTGCCCTCGATGCCGGCGCCCTTGAACTTGCCGGACTTGATGACGACCATCTTGATACCCTGCATCTCGGCGGCCTTGGAGAAGTCAGGAATAGCCATGTAGACGCCAATCGACCCGACGGTGGCGGACGGGGAGGCCACGACGCGGTCGGCAGCCGAAGAAATCCAGTAGGCCGCGGAGGCCATCTCGCTGTCGGTGTAGGCCATCGTCGGCACCTTCAGGCCGCGGATCTTGTTGGCCAGTTCCTCGACACCCGTCACCGTGCCGCCCGGGCTGGACACATGGAAGGCGATACGCTGGACGCTCGGGTTGACCGCCATCTTGTCGATGGCCTCGCTGACGGAGTCAACGTCGCTGGAGCCCATCATGCGCTCAAGCGGGGACAGACCCTTGCCGATGACCCCGACAATCGGGATGACGCCCGTCCCGTTCTCCAGGACGTAGGGCTCAGGAGCCGCGCCGAACAACTGGGCGAGCATATCGGTAAAGCCGAACTTCTCCGCGAGGGCGGCGTGGTCGCTCGCCTTGGCGGGGTCAATCAGCAGGGGCTCGCGGCCCTTCAATCCGTTCAGGAGAAACTTGGTCATAGGTGTTAGGAATTGGTTTCGTCTTCGGAGTCAGGCTCCTCCATCGAGGCAGGCTCGTCTTCCATTCCAGGGACAGGCGGGAGGTCGAGGTTCTCCGCCGTGTTCTGCGGGATCTGGTCATTCGACTGTCCCTGCTGGAGCCAGTTGAAGCCAGGCTTGTAGAGCATCCAGAACGGGATGCCTGCCTTCTTGGCTTCGTCGATGATGAAGGTCATGTCGCTCGCGCGCTTCCGCATTTCGGTACGGAAGTCGAGACCGCGCTGGGCGTAGAGCTCGGACATGGACAGCAGGCCCATCTCGACGTCGTTGCGGTCGTTCGCCGCGTCACGGCCACCGTCCACCGTCACGCTCTTCGGGGTCGTCCACGAGACGCTCGCCCATTCAGGGTCATCGGGCAAGTCGCCGTTGGCGATACCCTCGCCGATGATGTAACCCCAAGTCGGTTGGCATAGTTGTTCAATAAGGATGCTCTGGTACTTGCCGAACACCCGCGCGCTCTTCGCCGTGATCAGGCGAACCGAGGCCCCGCCAATCTTGGACGGGTCGTTGACGAACTCGTAGGGCAGGACGCCCTGGCTGATGTCACGCTCCAGCGCCGCGAGGAAGCCCGTGAAGGTCGGGCTCGGGCGGTTCGACGTGAAGGACTGGAAGTCCTCGCCGGGTTCAAGGGCGATGAGTTTGCCGCCCATGCGGGCCGCGATGTTCTCGTAGGACGCACCGGCCCCGAGCTCCGCAGCCATGTCGCCCTCGACGTAGCCGCCAGTTTTCTTGATGACCCTGGTCACGTCTGCGTTGTCC